ATTGCTCTAATGTTAAATCTTCGATTGATTCCACATTAAAGCGTTGATGGACTAAATGATAAGCATCAGAATAAATTAATCCCTTTTTACTCACGAGCATATTTACGGCATTGCGTAAGCCAGTGCGATCATCTACCGTAGTTTTACGTTCAGCCTTACCATTAAACCAATAATCATGTAACGCTTGATAACACTCTTTTTTGTATTTGATTAATGTGTCACGGATTTCTGGTTTACAACGATTAATATCAATACCAAATAGCCAACCGTTTAAGTATTCGATTGGTAAGCAAATCATATTTTGGTTGCCGCCATTAGTAGGTATGATCATGACGATCATACCTTGAGAAATAACCTCATCACGTTTGATACGTAATACTTGAGGTTCCCATGCAAGACCAATATTTTCACAAATTGGCTTCATAGCAACATAGTGATTGCCATTTTGTTCAACGGTAATTAATGACTGATTGTTGAATGAAATTGTTTGGGTTGAAATTTGATTAGACATAACTGTCTCCTACTGTTTCTTCGATATTTTTAAGATGCCGCAAGTTGGGCGCCAAGTGGTTCGAAGGCTGCAGTAAGTCAGCTGGACATATTCCCCTTTCGGGTATTGTATTAGTCGCCCACTCGGCATAGATAAGATGTGATTATGCGCAATGAATGTTTAATGGCAATAAAACAAACAAGGTTACTAAATTTCACGCATAAAAAAACCGCTATGCTATCGGGAGCGGACTAACCGCTTACTGCTAATAAGGCTTCGACACCTTGAGCAGATAACTATCTGCTTGATAAAAATCATAATGAAAAAGCCCCTTGGGTGTCAAGGGGCTTTTTGTAATTATTCACTTTTAATTTTGGGCGTTCGTCTATGGATTACAACTACTTTACTTTTTTCAGGATTTTTCTGCTCAAGCAATTCAACTTTCTTATATTCAATCTTCGTTTCTCTTGCGAGTGCAATAGCAAAACGATATTCAGCATTGGCTTTGGAATTATGTTCGTTAATTTGATTTAATCTTTCTCTCGCTAGTTGCTTTTCTTCCGCAGTAATTAACCTCACTTTTGAACCATTAACATCTCTGATCCATTTTCTACGAACAAAACGTTTTAAATAGCTAGGTGAATCTAAATAATATCGCATAGCACTTCGAACCACTTTTGATAATTCATCATCACCAAGTACGGCAAGCATATCATCGATAATTGTAGGAACTAATGGTTTAGTATCGAAAAAGACATTTGGAAACCGTTCTTTTAACTTAGCTAAATTTGCTTTGATATTATCTTTTCGACCCATATCTTACCCCATAAAAAAACAGCTTCTATTGGGAAGCTTTTTAGTTAAGGTTTCTGACGCCTATTGAGAGAATGTTACTACGCTGATTTCCTGATATCAATTAGAATCCTAATAGAGGCTGATTTAATGCTACCATCTCTGTCTCAGAAAATGAAAATTCAATCCGGTAATAAGTAAAAAAGTTTGTCAATTGATAATCTCCACTATAGGTAAAATGAACTTCATTAGACTTTTCAAACCCATCATAACAAATGACATTTGAATAATTCCTACTCAATTCTTCTATAGTTATCAAAAATTGTTGGCTTTGTACATCAAACCATTTTCTCAATGAAAATTGAGGATAATTCTTGCATAAAAGCTCCAATGCCGATTTCTTAACAATTACAACGCAATTTTTCATCATTTACCCCTTATAAAATTTTGTGCTTGCCTCTATGTGGGGATAAAATATGAAAGTTCAATCTACAATTGATACAATAATTCTGTTTATTTATTTTTAGTAAAAACTATTTGAATGCCATAATTACATCAGGCAGCTTCCACCAAATCACCGCTATAAATAAGCAAATAATCACTGTATAAGCGAATCGGCGTGCAATAGGTTCTTTTGAAATTACTTCTAGCATTTCATAGAATAAAGCTAATTCCGAAGCACGCTGCGCCAATGGCAAAACCAACCGCTGCAATAATTGCTGCACTTGCTAGCATTTTCCCTGCAATGCCTGCATCTTTTTCACTCATTTTTCCACCTACCTTAACTTGATGTTTTGGTGTATACTTAATCAAAATTGCTCCTTAGTTGGTTAAACTTGGAATAAGGGGTAAATAAAAACCCCGAACATTGCGAGTGTTCGGGGTTTGTTTTTTTATCTAAAAACTACACCACTTCTTCAAAGGTGCAGCTGATTTCCGTGTGTCTTTTAGTGACGGTTTTTGACCATTTCGGGCAAACGACTTTGATTAAATCGCCATTTTCGTATTCACGAAAGAAAAATGCCGTGACGCCACCATGCGATGTTAAAAAGCGGTCAAATTCGACCGCACTTTTGTGATTGAGCTTGTATGTCAGGTTAAATTTGCGAAGCAGCGGATTTAGTCCGTCCACCATCCGCTGTTGATAACCATCGCCAAAATTAATCACTTTTCGTCTAGGTTCTTCCTCTACAGTGTATTTAGGCTGAGGACACCAAGATAATGTTTTTAATGCCATGTTTACTCCTAAGATAACAATCCACCAGGGCGCATATTCTTCTGCAACATTGTTCCCGCTTCTGCTTGCGCAATTTGTCGTACTAATTCCACGGTGATTTCAAGCTGTCCATTTCTTGATTGTTGGCTTACCGTTGCATCCATCGGTTCACCGTTATTAATCACCTTAACCGCTATATCCCCTGATGATTTAGGTTGATAAGCCATAGTTGGCAATCTTGGTACGCCGACTCCACCACCATTAGCAAAACCACGACGCACAGAACCGTAATTAAGATGATCTAAAAAGCCACGGCCCAAACGAGCAGTGGCTTCTTTTGTTATGACGTATTCGCCCTTATGTACAATACCAGCTGGCGTATATTTTCCACCATCACCAGTGTAACCACCAGTGGCAAAACTCATCGTTACTGATTGAATATTTGAAACGATACTGGCAGTTTGACTTGCTACCCGTGCATATTCAACTAAATTTGCTGGATAAGGTAATTTTGCTGCTTCCGACAAAGCTAACTGGATATTGATAATACTTTCCGCAATAGCGAAAGCTTTACTTGCAGCAAACATAGCTTTATAAGCAGATGACTGTTGGCCTGCAGCATTAGCCATTACACCAGCCATCGTGTCAAAAGCTGAACTCATCATCTGCGTCGATTGCGCATAATAATCTGATTCCTTCTTCTGCCGCTCCAAATCATACTTATCTTGAATTTCTTTTTTGCGACGCTGATATTCTTCCTCCGACAATAATTTCTGCTCATTGCCGCTTTGCATTGCCTCCAGCAAGGCTAAATCGCGAGTGCGTTGATTCTCGATCTCCTGATTCGGATCGAACTGAGCACGAAATTGTGCCAATGGATCGACCGCACTTTGTGACATTTGTTGCGCATAGTCAAACTGCACTCGATTCGAGGCTTTCGCCGCTTCACTTTGGTTGATCTGCCCTTTCTCGTATAATTCTTGAATAGATTTTAGTTCATCATCACGATTAGCTTTCAACAACTTTTCTGGCGCATATTTGCCAGCAAGCTCTAAACGTTGGCGAGCAAAGCGTTCTGCAATAGCCGTTTTTGCGGTTTCATATTCTTGATACGACACCACACCTTTTTTATTGTGTTCTTCCAACCGTTGGAACATTCGCGCTTGCTCTAACTCGATTTCGCCTAGACTAGAGCTGTTTTTCTTGCGAATTTCATCGTAGAAATTAAGCCAACTATCACGAGCATTTTCACCTGATTTGGCAGATTTTCTTTGTGTTCTTTGTTGTTTATCGTCCCATTGCTTTGAATATTTTTCATCCAAAGCATTGTAAGCCCCCATATAACCATCATTTTTGACGGTAATCCCTGCACTATCCAAATCTCGACGAATATTTAATGCAACCCAATCTTTTTTGGATTTAGCATTATTGATTTCATTTTGCAATTTTGTGCGGTCTATAAAAGCTTGGGTTTTATCATCAATATTTAAGGCTTGCGGAGATTTTCCAGATAATGCGTCACGATAGGCTTGATTAAAAATCAATAACCCATCTGCGCCCTCTCTTGCTGCATCGCCTACATTTAACAACTTACTCATCATTCCTGCTAATGGCGGTTGAACATTAGCGGCATTATTCGCCACAATGAGCATTGATGAATTAAATGTTTGTACGTTGTTATCGGTGCGCAATAACTCAAACCCAAGATTGCTTAAAACCGCATTAGTTTCATTTTCAGTTGTTGTTGCCAACTGTGATGAAATAGTTTCACTCACCCCCATTGCGTCATTGAGTAGGCGTTGTTTTTCTTCCAAATCTGCGGTGATTTTGGCTTGTTCTCGCATTGCAGAAGCAATTTTCTCAGCGTAATTTACTAATGAGAAACCTTCGTTGTTTTCACTTTGCGCTTGATAGGTTTTTATGGCTGCCGTTAAATTGTCATAACGTTTTTTTAGATCTTCAATTTGTTGTTTTCGGGCGATAATGTTTTCTTCAAGTTTGGCTTGCTCTGCACGAAGCTGCACACCGTTCATTTTCTCTAAAGAGTGCGCCACTTGCTCAAGATTATCTGAGTAAGCTAGTGCTGTTTCTTTGGCTCTTTCTGCTTCTTGTCGCCACTCTAATAAATAGCCAGCCCCCAAAGAAAGCCCAACTGCCAACGCACCAATAGGACCGCCAACTAATCCTAATGCCCCACCTAATAAGCGCCCTGCTGCACTGGTATTGCGTTTTGCAATGGCAAGGTTTTTATTCGCGGCTGCTTCCGCATTAATCGCAATGGTTAATTTTTTTGCCTGTGCTTCTGCCAAGGTTTTAGCCGCTAGTAATTCCGCTTCTGTTCGTGCGTGTGTGATTTTAAGTTGGATTACGCTCATTTCCGCTTGAGCTTCTGCGCGTAATGCAGCTGTTCGTTTTACTTCAGCTTGCGCCACTTCTGATGCAACAAGCGCTTGTTTACGACTTTCGGCAATAAATCCATTAAGCTTTGTTGCACCGACCGCCGCGCCAAATGTCCCCATTACGGTTGCTGCTACGGTTAAATGATGACTGAATCCATTAATGATTTCGGCTGCAGTTCGGCTGACACCTATCGCATTGTCTGTTTCACCCACCCATTTAACTGTTGCCGTACTTAAATTTTCTAGCGCAGCAGAAATTGTTAAAATACGTGAGCCAAATTGACTATCAACGCTACTTTTTGCTCGCTCTAATGCTGGAATAAGTACATCTGTAGTCAATTTCCCTTCTTTCGCCATATTGCGAAGTTCGCCAGTTGTGACGCCTAAACCGTCTGCTATCGCCTTTGCCAATCCTGGTGTTTGCTCCATAACGGAATTAAATTCATCACCACGAAAAACGCCACTACCGAGAGCCTGTCCAAATTGCATTAGTGCCGCTTGCGCAGATTCTGCGCTTGCACCAGAAATCGCAACAGCTTTTGATACAGTTTCTGTCAAACTTGCGACCTGTGCTTGGCTAATTTTTAAGGCTTCTGCATTTTGAGCAAAGCGTTGATATACACCAGATGTCGCTTGGATACTTTGGTTTGTTTTAAGTGAAATATCAAAAACAGATTCTAAACCGCGCGCACTGTTAATTGATGCGCTTTCAACTAAACGAAGTTTATTTTGAATTTCAGTGTAGCCATCGGCATAATTTTTTAGTTGGGCAATTCTTCCACCAGCAAAACCAGCCCAAAAAGTACCTCGAGTGAAATTATTTAAATTTTGTGCCGCTTTCTCAATATTATTGAGATACTGAGATGAACGAACTGAAAATTGTTTCGCTCTATTTTGCGCTTTTTCCAAATTTTGCTGAAAGCGCGCCTGATCTAACGTTAACTGAATATTTAATTGACCTAATAAACCAGACATACTTTATCCTTTAAAATAAAAAGGCCCACCGAAGTGAGCCTTTTCAAAAATGTAACTTAATTATCAAACAAAACTTTATTATTTGGACTGAATGCCAAAAAGTTTATTCCATTTATCTTCCCGAGTCAGTTTTTTATCTAAAACAATTCGAATGCAGTAAATCAAAGGAATCAACGATACTGCAAAAGCGAATACTGCTCCCCAAGGGAAAGAAGGGGTATTCAAATAACCACAAAAACCAGCAAAACCAATAATTAAAGCAATAACAAAAATAATACCCATAGAATCAAACAAAAAATCAAAAAAACTATCAATAAGCCATTTCATATTCTCTCCTTGGTTATTTTTTTATCATCGTACGATATACCCATATAGATTTCAATAGAAATATCATCGATTCGCCAAATATTCCGACGCACCGTCGTCATCGTCATTTTCTACCATATTTTCTTGATAAAATGGCATAAAATTTGATAACTGTGGCGGTTTTGCTTTCGTAGAGCGATTTATCATCGCCAACAGATGACTGATTTGTGCGGTTCGGTAATCCTCTCGCCAAAGCCCGAACGGTTGTTCGCGGTAAAATAACTCGTACTCTTGCAAATGGCTTTCAGGCATTTGTTCTATTTCCTCAAGAGTTTTGCCGAGCGAAAGAGAAAGGTTTAGTTGGAACTTTCGTCGGCTGGTAAGTTTTTTGGCTCAAGCTCCGCAATGGCTTGGCTTAATTGTTCAAATACCGCCTTATCAAGTGCCGAAAGTGCGGCTAAATCATCATGATTTTTAACATCAAATAAATTATTGCCTTGTTCATCACAAAGTCGAGTAGCTAATGTTCGAGTTAATCGATTAGGATCGTAGATTTTTGATAGTTGCTCAGTGAGAGTTATTTCATCGTTGAAAGCTAATGTAATGCCCTGCTCTTCAGCGATGCTAATTAACTCTTGTTGCTGCCCATAAAGGGCTTGATTCATTTCACCAACAGTAAACTCACGGATATAATAATTCTCGCCGTTTATTGCAATTTGGGTAATTTTAGGCTTATTGGCTAAAAGTTTTTCGCGTAGATTCATTATTTATCACCTTTGTTTTTAATTGAATTAATAATATTTGGGAGTCGCCAAGCGATGATGAAACATACGCCTAACACTAAATAAGCTAAGGTCGTTTCCCATAATCCATATTGCATAGCTTGCTCCTTGAATAAAGGAAGAAAGTTAGTTATAATTTCCAATGAAGTTTATTCCTTTTAAGTATGGTTTAATTGGAATGAAAAACCCGAGGAGCGCTAACTCTTCGGGTTTGTTTTTTATAAAGTGCGGTCAAATTTCACCGTACTTTTCCCTATGCGGAAACCGGCAATAAATAATCGCGTTTTGATTTTTTAATCGTCACGCCCGATTCAAATTTACCTTTTACTTCACCGCTAAAATTAGGTGAGGTTTGGATAAATCCTGTACCGTAAAGAGATCCTTGACCATTTTTCAAAATCATCATCCAAGGGAAGGTTTCTTTCGCATAAAACTTCTTGCGCAAGTCAGATTGCATTGCGGTACCTGGTGCATAGAAGAATGTTAATTTAATTGAGCCATACTCAATCTCACCCGCTTCTGTTTCAGTACCTTCAGAACACATTGTTGTAATATCTTCTTCGCCTAATGTGTCGCCATCACCCTCAATCTGTTTAATCGCACAGAAATTAGATGACCATTTCACGGTGGCCACTTTAGCTGCTGCGTAACTGGCTGGCGCATCTTGGCTTGTCCAATCAACTTCATCTGCAAGTGTAATTAAGTCATTGGTAACGGCTTTTACAGGATAATATCCATCAAGCGCACCTAAACCAGTTAGCTTAATAAAATCCCCTACTTTGGCACCATGCCCTGCTGATGTAATGGTTGCATTAGGTTTAACCGTTACGGCTGTGACTGCTTTGCCTTCGGTTAGACCAGTGCCTAAATAAAATTTAGTGCCTTGAAAAGGTGTTGTTTGTGTAGGCATATCTAGTCCTCATACTTAATTTGATATTTAAGGTTAGAAACGAACCAAGTACGATTTGTCGTATCTTGCTCGTATTCGTAGCTAATAAGAGTCATTTCGGAAATGTTTTCCGATAATTCATCATTAGATATAGCTACGCTTAATCGCTCTTTGATTTTGTCTGCAATATCATCTAATGCGTCGTCGCCTAAAGCAGTTTTCAGATAAATTGCGATGTTTAAGGCTGCGGTATATTCGTGATGACAGAGATCTACCTCTTCGCACGAAATCTCATCAAGAAAAACTGCAATAGCTGTTTTTTCTTGGTCAATATCAATAAATAAAGGGCGCCCAGAATAAATATTCTCAACACCCTTTATACTGCTTTTGAGCATATCCGACACTTGATGTCGAATCTTCTTATGAATTAGCATTTAATCCTCTATTTTTTAAAAATGTCACTCAACTCTCTTGTCAGTTCGACTTTGATCTGACTTGAATAATCTTTTAACTCATTATGGAAAGCCGTTGTTAATGGTCTAGATAACGGAATCTTAACAACATCAATTGAATACCGCTCTTTACCTTGTCGCTGCATAACGTGTTTACGACCATTTGCTAGAGTTTGAATAAAACCGCGTTGTATTTGATATTTGCCTATTCTA